AATCGAGCCCCCAGACGCCCCGACACCGGGACCGCTGGGATTGACAATCAAGGTGTTCCCGGAGATCGCATAGATGCCATTGCAATCATAATTAGGCGCGACAAATTCGAAGTAGCCGGTGAAAGGCGATCCGTCGCTCCAGGTGCCTTGAAGCATCGCCAAGCTGGTACCGAGCGGCGTATCTGGACTGATACTTGGCTCTGGCGGCGTAACGACCAAGGACAACGTTGGCGATGGATCGATAATACTCACGGTGACCGTGTCTGTTACTTTTCCGCCGGATCCAGTAGCGGTCATCATGTAAACTGTCGTGACACTTGGCTGTACAATCGTCGATCCGTGCGCACCGGAAATCGGGAAATTACCCGAAAACCTGTTCGCATTCGTCGTATTCCAGGAGAGCGTCGACGATGCACCGACTGTGATCTGCGGTGGATTAGCGACTAGCGATAGCGTTGGATCGGCATGCGACCGGGGCATTAGAGCCTACCCGTCAACGTACTCCAGCGCCGGGTCCCCAGCCGCCGGCTTCCTTGAACGCCTTGTTCCGGGCGTTGATCTCGGCAGGTGTTGGCGGGCCGCGGTAACTGGCGTTGATGGACGTTCCGCCGCCGCCTGTATCGCGGCTCTGATGGCTGTTGTTGAGCGTGCGCTTATGGCTCGCGACAGCCCGGAACAACACGGAGAGATCGCGCACGGGCATCGATCGCGTATCGAGTGGCTGATGCGCCAGGATCGCGTCGAGCTCGTTGTGAATCTCCGGATCGTCATAGGCCTTCTGGAGCGCCTGCCGTCGCATGTCGCAGATGCAGTCGAAGGTCTTAGTCGGCGACGCCGCGCGATCGAACGTCGGTAGCCGCATGCCGGGCGCAATGATCTCACAGGACGCCCGGGTTTCCTGGAAAATGTCCTGGAAGAATGGGTTTGCGCTGTCGCGCGCCTTGCGCATTCTGTCAGCGGTGCCCGGCGGGGCTTCAAACTCGATTTGGCCGAGGATCGCTTCGGTGCTCTCATTGGCGCCCTCTTCGGAGGCGTTCGGCTCCTCGTCCCGGGCAGCGTCCTGGCAATCTTCTTCGTCGGCATCGCGGCCGCGCGCATCCCGGCGCCTATCGTCGCGTCGACGGTCGTCGCGGCTGCTGTCGGTCGGAGACTGCGCCGTACCACCACCGTGGCCAGCGCCCATGGCATCCTCGAGCGCCTCGACCCGCGAGGACAAGTCCTGGATCGCAGCAAGGATCCGCTGCTCCATATTGCCGCCACCGCCATTTGGCTCTTCGCCGCCGTTCGGAGGCGGATCTGTGAAGCGCGTGTTTGAACGCATCTCGTCGTTCTCCTTCTCCTTTTCGCCGCCGGGCAAATGGACGTGGATGTGGTGCTCGTCGGGGCCGCCCCCTGGATCAGCGCCATTCCCTGGCTCCATCTCCGCCGCCTCTTTTTCGATCGTCTCGAACTCGCCGGCGTCACGCGCCCGATAAGCCCGCCGCAAGAAATCCAGCACCGTCGCCTTTTTTGCCGTAGTCCCTGCCATAGCCCCCTCCTCATCGCGGATCGCGCACCGCGGCCCGCAGCGGCCTTGCTCGACTGCCGCTCCGTGGTTAATTAAAATGTTCGTTTGTTTAGCGTGGCCCTCACCAAGTATTTCATATTCCGCGTCATAACCCAAACTGACTTGCCTCTTCTTTTTACTTAGAATGTCATCTATTGTTGTGGGGTCATAAACGATGATATCTCCGAACAACAGGTCATCGGCAATTCCCTCGCCTTGGCGAGGATTAATTATTGTTCCGCATGAAAATTCCCGCCAATTATCCGACGTGACATCTAACCGATCGTTCCCTTTTACGGGATGTTCATTGACGAATGGTTTTCCGTTCGCGCTGGCTATTGTCTCTGGCCGAAACACTTCTTCCGGCGTGCGCTCGATCTGTATAAAGCCATCTGGGTTGGCCGGCACGTCACTTGGGACTTCATCCGGACCGTAGAGTTGAACTCCAGTCCTGGCGAGCGGAACCTCGTGCAGCACGAGGAATCCTTCCGGCGTCTTCTCGATGTTATCGGAGATCTGCTCCGTCGCGTAGAAACGACCTCGCATTAGCGCGGCTCCCGATTCGCTTACAGGAACGCGCTACAGCGCGCGAAAACGCTAGGAAACACAGGCGAAACGGCGGCCAGCTGGTGGACCGGCGAGCAATTGATTATCCTCTCAGGGCTCGAAGGCAACCGAAGAGGTGCGATGGCTTAAACGCAAAATTCCCCTGTCAGTGATAACCCCGAATCAAAAAGACCCGAAGGGCTGGCTATTGCTGGCCCTTCGGCAGTTCAGGAGAGCCTATTCGCCCGAGGTGCAAGCGACATAACCTGTGGTTGTCGGCGCTGTGCCAGCACCCAGCACGAGTTGAGCGCGCCAGATCGCCGGGACGACCGCGTCAAGCCCCGCATTAGCGGCTGTGGTGATGCTTACTCCGACCGCTATGGTCGCATTCGTGTCGGTGGCGATCGCGGTCGATGAGAGCACATTGTAATAGGTCGACGTGGCGGGAACCTTGCCCTGGATGCTCAGCACATTAGACGGCGTCCCTGTGTGCGACACGCCGACATAAACGCAACTGATATTTTTTCCGCCGGTAAGCTGATCGGCAGAATTCAGGGTCGAGGGGCCTGCGGCGCTCATCGTGATCGCCGGGTTGCCCGAGCCCGCCGGCGTTCCGGCGTTTACACGCGCGCTCTTCTCCGAGATCGTTGCTGCGGGTGGCGTCTGCGCTTGCACGCCGACCGCGGCCACTGCCGTTAGGGCGAGCGCCAACCCCAGGATCTTCAGGTCGGTGAACTTCATGACTTTCCCCCTCAGCTAGGCCGCGCGGGCCATCGGTACTGGATTTCGGAAGGCGTTTATGCTATGACCTAGTTCGTCGAGGAATGGTGAGACGCGGCGCGGTCCGCTACGTTGGGGCGCGCCCTGGCTGACATGCCCAAATCAGAAGGCGCATCTTTCGAGACGCGCTTTCTTTTTATGCCGCGGCGCTTTCAAAGAAATGCGCCGGAACGATTGGCAGGGCCACACATCTGCAATTATAGATCGTGCCTGGCAACCCACGCTCGCCATTCTCTCCAATTATTGGAGGGTCATTCCAGGCGAACACTTTGCCATCAAGCTTTTTGTGTAACGGACGCACATCTCTATCCCCGGCCGTCATCCACTGGAAATGCGTGCTGCCAAGATACTGAGCCCTTGTACTAGAAAATATGCTTGATGCTCTACTTGTTTCAGTTCTTGCGATAGTATTAGCCCGACTTTGGCTCACTTCGCCTGTATTCATTATCTCGTTGGCTATCTCTTTCGCTCTCGCGCCGGTAACCAGCGCTTCAGTCGCCAGATGGTGCACCCGATCCGCCGCTTCCAGCGGAATTGACCGAATCAACCCGACTTGAGCGGCGAGCACTTCCTGGAACAGCAAGCCGGTCGATGCGCGCTCGATCTCACGCCGCAGCCCGATCCCGAGCTCACGGCCCAACTCGCTCCAGGCTCCCGCGTCACGCCGGGAGACTTCCTCAAGCATGCGCCGCCCGACACTCTCGGCCCACGGCCCTAGCAGGCGGCCGTAGTCATTCAACATTTCCTCGATGCGACGCGCAGCCTCGAAATCAACAGCCTCGGTGCCCGTGGGAAACAGACCGGACACGAAGTCGCCGATCACGCGGGCTACACGCCGCAACTGCCGAGCATATCCTACTTCTGCGCGCCGCGCGCTCTCGAAGCGGCGGCGGGCCCGTTCGGCTAGCCGTCGGCGGTCGGTGCGGGAGAGTTCAGGCACCAGCAAGCAACAGCGTCATCCTTACGTGTCCGCCGTCCCAGTCTTCATCGGCGATTAGCTGCGCCAATGCGTCAATGCCGCGACCCGTCGCGGATTCCGCATCCTTGTCAGCTTTGTAACTCCACTCGTCAACTTGGCTGACTCGAAGGGCGACCACTTCGTAACGACCGCGATGATAATATGCCGTCGTGACTTCCGGCGGCGAGCTTTTGGTGGAGAACGACAGCGGACCGTCGCGAAAACCCGAGCGTATCAGCATTTGCCGTATTCGTCCAATGCGCCGGTTGCGTTCAGCTAAGCGGCGGTAAGCGGCTCGAGAGATCAATGGGACTGGCATTCGCTGTTCAGGCTTGTTCAGACAGGATCTGCCCCGGCATGCCTAGCTATGGCGAGACCTTCCGAGGTCTTGCTTTCTTTCATCTTCCAACGTGGGACGCGCTCTGGGGAAATCAACCACAGCCGCCGAGCGCGTTGGTTGAGCCTCATCTCCATTGTTCTCAACAAGTTGTCGGCGTCTGAAAAAATCCCTGACCCGATCCCCCAGATGCAGATGCAGGCGCGCTTTAGGCACATGCAACGGCGGCCGGCGGGAACCGCCAGCTTCCGGCGCCATCGGCTGCTGCGGCCGCAAGCCCGGCTGCTGCTCTCCGGGCTGCGCCATGCGCTCCTCGGAGCCAGGGACCCCGAATTGACCCGGCTCCTCGCCGGCGCCTTCCATACCCGGCATCTCGCCAAACCCCGGCGGCGGCTCTTCCATGGCGGCGTTCACGTCTTCCGCGGTGATCGTCGACCACATGCCGGTCTTGCGCGACAGCTGCCTCAACTCCGAGAGCGCCTGGCCGCGGCTAATAATGCCGTCGGCATAGGCTTGCGTGATGCTTGTCGTGTCGGTCGATGCGACACCGGATTTGCCTTCCTCCGTCAATTGCCACAACGGCCGGAAGATCCACTGCAGACTGTCGTCTATTCCGGCTATCCTTTTCGAGACGCCTATCATGCGAATGATCTTTTGCAGCGGAATGCGGAAATTCGTTTCCTGGAGCTGCTGAATGTTATCGAAGTACATGCGCATGTCTGACTCGCCGGTCGCTGACATGCCGGCTGGCGACATCCCAAAGAGCCGCGTCAATGGTATTTGCAATGCCCCGGCGAGCTGCTGCCCAAACTGGTGCAACGCATCCGACATGCCCGCAAAGCCAGCGCTCGCGGTCAGTTCAAATGCGTCCTCGCCGTCGATAATTGCCATGCCCTCGATGCCTATGAAGCGCCGCATCATGTCGGCATATTTTAGCAGCAGATTGTAGGCGTCGCCACCTTGCGAGATCATCGTTCGCAGGTTTTGTACTTTGTACGTGCGAATATGGCTTTTTTGAACTGCCTGCGCGGCCCCGGTCGTGGCACTGTCAAACGCCACCATCCGATCATACAGCCGCTCCAGTATACTTACGCCCCACAGCTGCTCAGCCACACGCTGCCAGTAGGGCAATCGAATACCCTCAAAACGAACGCAGCGACTGTGATGCACCAATGTGCCTTGCCTCACTGGTGCAAACCCGGTGATCTTGTAGAACTTCGGCAAGCCAACCTCGGGACCTAAATCAGTCACCAACGTATTAAGTGTCGGTTCAACCATCCAGCGGTCAAGCGCCAGAATGCCACGGAATGCGCCGTGGCCAATCCGGTCGATATCGAGCGGCTCGTCCCAACTTTGGCCGTCGACCATTACGACCCC